CTTAACATATTTGCTGGTGGATCCGGCGCTGGTAAGAGCTTGTTCTTGGCGAACCTTGGCGTTAACTTTGCACTAGCGGGATTGAACGTTGTATACTTGACCCTTGAGTTGAGCGAAGAACTAGTTGCTATGCGGGTTGATGCAATGGTAACAGGTATTGCGACCAAAGACATCTTTAAGAATCTAGATGATGTAGAGATGAAGGTTAAGATGATTGGTAAGAAGTCAGGTAGCTTGCAGGTCAAGTATATGCCTTCTGGCAAGAATGCAAACGATATTCGAAGCTATTTGAAGGAATATGAGATTAAAATGGGTCGGAAAGTAGATGCACTACTAGTAGACTACCTGGACCTTTTAATGCCTATTTCGAAGAAGATATCGGCCGAAAACCTCTTCATTAAGGACAAATATGTGTCAGAAGAGCTTCGAAACTTGGCCGTAGAAAAAAAGTGTGTATTCGTGACTGCCGCGCAGCTTAATAGGGGCGCTGTAGAAGAAGTAGAGTTTGATCACAGTCATATCTCAGGTGGACTATCTAAGATTCAAACAGCGGATAACGTCTTCGGTATCTTTACAAGTCGTGCTATGCGGGAACGTGGACGCTATCAAATTCAGCTTATGAAGACACGTAGCAGTTCAGGTGTAGGTATGAAGATTGATCTAGAGTTCAATATCGAAAGTCTACGCATTAGCGATTGTGATGATGATGGCGGTTATACAACTGCTGGTAATCAAACACAAGGTAGTAGCTTGCTTAACAGTATCAAGGCACGCCAAACAGTTGATGCAAGTAGTGATCCTACAGCGGGTGCGGGACTTGGTAAGGTTCGAGCAAATGTCGAATCGAGCAAACTGAGAGAGCTATTGAACAACATTCCGAGCGACGATTTCTAGACAAAGAGATAAGTACGTGTATTACTCCTTGGAAATACTATGACTCTCTACCACCTCCGCGACTTAGCGGATCCGCTAACACACGTTATCAAAGACGATCCCGTGAGACCACATATTCCCCTGGAGCAGCGTATTGATCAAGCGGCAGAGATTATTCTATTACGTGCAGGTGAAGAGATTCTAGCAGCAACATGCCTTCAATGGCTTAAAGAGATCCCCGAGGATGAAAGCGATCTACAAAGTGACGATCACAGTCATGATGTAGCGGTGTTCTACACTATATGGAGTTATGCCCCGGGCGCAGGCGCACAATTGCTCAAACAAGCTGCTGAATGGTTACTTGAAGATTATCCAACGATCAAGGCAATAGTAACACTTAGTCCCCAGACTGAGCTGGCTAGAAGGTTCCACATGAAGAATGGTGCTACAGTACATAGAGAGAATTCAACTAGTGTGAACTACAAGTACTTCGATCGTAGCGCCGCAGATACCAGAGGCTGCGAAGCAGCGGCGAAGCCAGAGCTCCAAAAAGCAAAAATTTAGGCCCTTTATATGACCACATTACAAGTAGATTGGATACAGGATCTACTGGTATTAGAAGCTTGGCTCACTGCTACATGCGGGCCACAAGGTACAGCCTGGCATTGGTTTGGCCACACGATAGTCTTTGCTAAACCTGCCCATAGAACCTTATACTTACTGTATAGAGTGCATAATGGCAGAACCTAATTATAACACACGTTGGAACAAGGTAGTACTAGCGATGCTCATTGGCAAGGGCGCACTGTATACGGTTGGATTCCTAATGGGCATACTAATCCGAAGAAGTAAGGATGACTATGCTGTGAGAAAGGAACTAACCGTGCTAGAGAAGCGTAAGTGAGAGTCTTACTTGGCCTTATGAGCGTTTAGTCGTGCTTTGGCGTTAAAGCATTCAGTGGTATGACTACATGGTTCATCTGAGCGTAACTGTACGTTATGGTACTCATTGAGACAAAGACTCTCATATGGTGTATGCTCTAAAGGACACCATGGCTGTAAGCTGGTATCAATGTACTGTGAGTCCACGTACTGGATAGAATCAATTACGGTGTTTAATTGTATTGGCATGATAGTGCCCTCCTGTGGACTGTACTTATAAGATGGTATTAGCAGGGTGGAAAAATTTGAGCGCAAAAAAATTTGACCACTGAAAATGCTAGCCCCATGGTGATTTACTGCTAGGGATGGTTCTGGACCGAGGTAGATTTTTCCCAGAGAAAAATATCCGCGTAAAAAAATATAGAGAAGTACTTATGCTTTCAGCCTGGTGATTCTGCACCTATGGTGTTTGTATGCTGTGTTGTATATGTAAGAGTAATATATATTTGTATAGCCCCGACCCCACCTTTTCGAAAAAGTTTTCTCTATGCCCCTCGGTGGCCAAATGAAAAAGAATATATTTACATGCCCCTCAGCCAAAAAAAAGCTCTATCAATGCCGGGAGCGATTCGGACTTACATGATAGAGCTCTAAACATACAGAACACTGTTACACCAGCGTTGACTGTATGCGGGCAGCGTTACACTACCCTACGGGCAACACAGTAACCCTGTGCTGTCCCTTACACTGTGTGGAGTACACACTACTGTCCCCACACTACACTACAGCATAGGCTGCACACTACTACGGCCTACGCTACACTATACACTCTTAGTTACGCATACATGTAACACGAGCCATGCTCTCCCACTTAGCTGGGAAGCTACTGCGCAAGTCTGCTATCTTAAGCACCATACGCAAGCTCAGCTCACGCAGCTTATCCTTGTTAGCATCGATGAACTCCAACACTTCAGTCTCACCGTCTACACCCATTGCATACTTGTCCAGCATGCCGTCGCCTACGATCTGTTTAATACGCAGCAACTTCTCACGTGTCGTATCAATAGTCAAGTCCAAGTAATGGCAACGTGACTCTAATGCTTCCAAGTGATCCTTGAGCTTCTTACTGCGCACGTTCTCAAACTTGATGTTGGTAATAAAGATAGCGCCGCCTTTGAACTCGAAGCTGTTAGGAATGCCTTCTGCTCGCAGCATGTTGCTGTCAGTGTTCCAATGGATCATACGTTTCGCTGATGTGTCCAGCGCTGCTTTCAAGATGTTCAAGCTCAAGTCATCAAGCAGTACACTATCACAGTCATCGAACACAAGAATGTTCTTGCTGTCTTTGAATGCGTACAGTTTAGCATACAGGCCCAACGCTGACATCGCGCCCTTGACTACTTCATACTTCTTAAGCTTCTCATCGTTAGCTACATTGGCGAACACATCGTGCTTGCCTAATACTGCTTCAACACCAAAGCTCTTGCCAACGCCTGGAGGGCCGCTGACAATCATTGCACGTACTTTGCCTGCCTTACATGCGCGGGTCATGTCATCAAGGATCTCAAAGCGATCACGCATACGTGCCATGATCTCATCATCTGTTTCTGTTAGTACTTTGACGACTTCAACTACTTCTAAGCTCGCAACGTTAACAGGTGCTGCCTTAGCGGCTTTTGGTTGCTTTGCAAGCATTGCCAGGGTCATTACTTTTGCCATATTGTTTCGCTCCAATGTGTTTGTGTAAGTGTTAATTATAACTCCAAAGCACTCTCTTGTCAAGTGCTTAAGGCTTATAACTTAAAGATAAATTACGCTGAGAATGTTGCAAGCATCGCCGTATTGGGCTCGGACCATGTCGCCTGCAGTCTGCGGATGATGTGCTTGAATCTGTTGAACCATGCGCTGTTGGCTAATGTCGCCAATGTTAAAAGTAACTTCGAATAATTGCATAGTAGGTCCTAGTGTGTGTAAGTGTTAATTATAACGTCAAACAGCCGCGCTGTCAAGCAGTGTAACGTCTGCTGTCAGGTCATCAATCAAGTCCATGATGCGATTGTGGTTATCATAGCACACATCGCTGTCGCCAATTGCCGCTTGCTGCATTGCGTCTGCGTCCATCAGCAGTGCAATCGCTTCACGCAGTTTGTCTGCCTTTTGTTTGTTTGTCAACATCGTGTGCTTTCTAGTGTGTTTGTGTAAGTGTTAATTATAACAGCTTTTGGCTGTCACGTCAACCTTAACCTTCCACGCAATAGTAAGCCTTGTCCCACGCACCAATGCTCAAGTGTGTGTAGAACGCGGTGTGGAAGTAATCAGTCTGCGCATCGCTGTGATCAAAGTAAACCTTACCACCTGCACGACCTGGAGCATTGTGGATGATTTCGCTGATCTTCTCAAGTGCCATCTTGTCTTCAGCATCAGTCCAGTGGCTATCAATCCAGTACTCGTTGACCTGAGCGTCTGTCTTGCCTTCGAATGAGCAAGTGCCTGCCTTGATCGTTACATCAACACTCAGTGAGCCACTGCCCTTGCGCACACCAAACTTCCACTTGGGGAAAGTTGCTTTGAGTTCTTCACGGATTGCTTTGACGTCTGTTGCGGAGATATAAGCCATTTAGTGTGTCCTAGTGTGTTTGTGTAAGTGTTAATTATAACGTCTTTTGAGCAAAGCGTCAACCGTTTACTTGAAGTAAACAACCTTGATTGTACCGCGCTCTTTGTCCACAATACTGACATAGCCTGGGTCTGTACGATCAGCGCGGGGATCTGCGAACACTTTGCCTGCCATGATCTTAACACTACGAACGCTGACTTCTTCAGCATCTGCGCCAACACCTTCATTGTAGGTGTACTTGCCCTTACAACCGCACATGCAACCATAACGCCCTGAGTAAACTTTTTCGATGTTGCTGATGTCCATTGTGTGCTCCTAGTGTGTTTGTGTAAGTGTTAATTATAGCGTCTTTTGGACTAGGTGTCAATCGTTCTTAACACCGTTGATCCCAGCATACATGAGGAACAAGCCGGCAAATGCAATGCCAACTAGTGGCAACAGATCGTTAGCAGGATCTTCCATTCCGCCTACTGCGCCAAACACTGTTAAGAATCCAAATACTGCCACGACTGCATAAGTGTTCTTATTCATTTTATTTTCCTAGTGTGTTTGTGTAAGTGTTAATTATACTAGACTTCTACGGTTTCGTCAACCAAAATCTGTTGTGTTATAACAACACCGCCATTGATGCTTTGGTACAGGTTAGCCACTGCTTCTATGTAGAACTGCATGATCGTGCCTTGCTTGGTAATCAGTGTATATGGCATATCAGTTCCTTTGTTGTCTATGTATGTATTATAACGCCTTTTGGGCTACCAGTCAACCTACTGTGACTACGCCATTGCCCCATGTCCAGGGCTTGAACCAACGAGGTTCTTTGAATCCAAACTTCTTAGCGATCACTAAGGCCTCGTTGAATGTCTTGTCGTATAGCGTACATTCACCTTCGCTGCGCCCTTCTTTCCACCAGAAGATTACCTTCTGTAGTGTGTGCAACTCGGCCCATTGGGTGCAGTATTCTTTGTTGGTCATATCAGTTCCTTACAGGTTCAACAATTCACGTTCTTCAGCAGTCAACATTTCATTGACCTTGCGCAATGCTTCTGCCTTGACTTCCCGGAGACGCTGTTCTTCTGCTACTTCTCGCTCACGGCGATCCAAAGTATACTCCAACGATTCTAACTGTTCCTGGCTGTTGGGACTCTGTGCGTAGGCCAAGTCCCAGAAGTCGCTGTTGTT